ATGATGTAAGAGTTGGTCTAGTTATACCTAATATTTTTAATACTTCTTCAGATTTCATATTATTAAATAATATATCTTTTATTTTTAAATATAATTTTAATAGTTTTTAATACTTTTCCTACCCTGGTAAATGATTACTTATACATAAATAAAATCTGTCTAAAAAAATTCTATTAATTTCATCTTCAAATTCAATTAGTTTTTGAGTTTTTATATTTGATTCATTATTATTTTCAAATAGTGGTTTTTGATTAATTGTTTCTAATAATGATCTTAATTCTTGGTCTAATAATTCAGATATAGGTATAGGAGTTCCACATTCATTAATTGTTATAATATAAGTATTTTCAGGAATAATAAAGGTTGTACCAATAATAAACCCATGAGATTTAATCATTTTAACATCTTTTTGTGATATATATATATATATGAATCTTCAAGAGATAAAGGTGATAGTGTTAATTGTGGAAGTGGTCCTAATATACTACCACCATTCAATAAATATTGTTTTTTTATATTAAGGTATTTTTTTTTATAATTCATATATAAATATAAATTATAAAAAAAAATAAAATATATTTAAATATATCATAAATATTATTTATTAATGACAGTAATAAATAATATTGAAATTGATGATATTCAATATAATAAAAATATAATTAAAGAAGCAATAAATAATAATGATCCAATAGAAAATAAATTACATGTAATATTAGTTATTTCCAATCCATGTCTATTTGCTAGAAGATATATATTAATAAAAGAATTTATGAATAGAATGGATTTAGAAGAGAGTGATGTTATTATTTATGTTGTTGAATTTGCATATGGTAATCAAAAATTTATAATTACAGATTCTAAAAATAAAAGACATTTACAAATTAGAACAAAAGTACCTGTATGGCATAAAGAAAATATGATAAATTTAGGAGTTAAACATTTATTACCAAAAACATGGAAAGCATTTGCTTGGATAGATGCAGATATCGAATTTGAGAATGTATCATGGGCAAAAGATACATTAAAAATTTTAAATGGAACTAAAGATATTGTCCAATTATTTAGTCATTGTATAGATATGAATCATGAAGAATACGCAATGAATATTTTTACAAGTTTTGGATATCAATATACTAAACAAAAAAAATATCAAAGTAATACATTAAATTTTTGGCATCCAGGATATGCTTGGGCATGTACTCGAAAAGCATATAATAAAATGGGAGGTTTATATGATAAAGCTATTTTAGGATCAGGGGACAATATTATGGCTTTATCTTTAATTAATCAAGGATTAAAAGCTATCAATGAAAAATCTACAGATGGATATAAACGATCTATATTAGATTTTCAAGATAATATTAAGAATTTAAGACTAGGATATGTTCCAGGTATTATTAGACATTATTTTCATGGTTCAAAAAAGAATAGACATTATGGAGAACGATGGAAAATTTTACTAAATCATAATTATGATCCAAATAATGATATATGTTATGATAAAAATGGAGTAATGATACCTACTGAATCATGTTCAAAAGAATTATTAGAAGAGATATATTTATATTTTAAATCACGTAATGAAGATGAATGTTATGAAAAAGATAAAAAAAATGAAGAGATGAAAATAGAATTAGAATCTGAATTTGATAATAATTAATTTAAATATAAATTAATTATAGGTTTGTATAATTAAAAATATTTGTTATAAAATATTTTTAATCTGTAATTACTTTAATAATGCTAAGATATTATAACAAATATTTAAAATTAAAAAAAAAATATATTAATAGAGTACAAAATTATAATATTATTAATCAATTTCAAAATAAAAATATACAAAGATATTTTAATCCTATAAATGGATTTATTAAATTTAAAACCAAATATAGAAATTTTAAGTGATTTTATGACAGGTTGTAATAATTTAAACAAAATACAGATACGTCCTAATATTATTAATATTATACGTAATAATATTTCTAATTTTAATGAAACAATGTTAGAAATTATAAATACTGATATAGATAATAATAATGAAATAATTTTAGATATAATTTCTAATAAAATAGATAATGAAGTAATTTATAATTATTATTAACTTATATTGGAGCAAAAAAAATAATAATTTAATATCTATATTTTTTATAATATTTTATAAAAAATATTTATACAAGAGGCATAATTAATGTTTGAGATTTAATTTTATATAAACCATATTCATTATAAATTAATTTAAATTTCCAATATTCCTCTTTTTTATTCTCTTTTTTCATTAAATATTTTATATATGTAGTAAACATTTGTTGTGGTAATGAAAGATTTTTATCTAAATATTCGTGTAGATTTGCAATAAATTGAGAACCATCATAATCTCTAAATTTAACTTCTATTTCAACACCATTCATTATTTTACCATGTATAAAATATCTAAGTTCTTCATCATCTGGTGTTCCAATATTTTTAAATATATATCCACAATTTCCTAATTTATTAGAAACTTTAACAATATCATTTAATGATATATTTTTTATTCGTATCATTAAATCTATATCAGATTCACCAATTAAATGAGTTCTAGCAGAAAAACTAGATGCTGGCATAATATGATAATCTAGTAAAACATCTTGTAGACATTTTTTAATTTCATTTAATGCTTTTTTTTGAACTTTTACTAATTTATTATTTATTTTTTGTCTAGTTTTATAATATTTTTTAGCTTTTTCCAAATAATTTTCTTTACAAAGTTCTATTAATTTTAAATAAGCATTTCCAATACCTTTTAATCTATCAGCAATAGTCATTTTTTTTGATTTAGAATGATATGTATTATATGTATCATTTATTAATTCTATTATTTTATCCATTATATTATTATTAGATAATATAATTATTAAATTTATTAATTTTTATTATTAATTATTTCAAATAATTTATCATGTTTTTCTTCTAATATTTGAAATTTAGAACCATCTTCAATTTCATCATCCCACTTATTATGCCAATGCCATGTAAAAGCTCCATCAAATAAATCTGTTTTTTCTATTTTTTTAAAAGGATCTATAATAGTATCTTCAAAACCCCATTCTGAATTAAACCATACACATGGAAGAACTAGTAAAGGATTTTTTTGAATTCTAGAGTATAATCTATTTCCTAAACATGTTGTATTTGAAATAAATTTAGTATTACATATTAATTCTAAAAATTCAGATGATAATGGTGAATTTTTATCTAATCTCATAATTGCTCCATTTATACTAAATGGTTCATTATTGTTCCCACTAGTTCCCCATTGATATAGAAATTCAGAATCATTTAATGGCATCATATTTCTTAAAACTAACACATCCATATCTATATAAAAACCTCCATATTTATGTAAAACTAATAATCTAAAAATATCTCCTTCTAGATAACATTTAGAATCTTGAATTAAATTATTATTAATATGAGGATAATTATCAAAAATAGTATCTTTTTTTTCTTCATCAAAATTCCATATTTTAAAATTAATATATTTAGAAATATCTGTTAAATAATGACTAGTTGATAAATCTACATTTGACCAAAAATTTATTTCTAAATTATCTATATTTTCATAATGATTCACTAATATAGATTTTAAAACCCCAGCTTGTTTTCTACCAAATTCACGAGGTACGCGCCATAAACAATGAAATATTAATTTTTTATTAGATACATTATTTGATATATTTTTAGCAAAATCTAAAGATTTAATATAATTTATTTTATCAGATTTATATAAATCAAAGTCATTATTTATAATATGTATCATATAAATATATATAATTATATATTTTTAAATATTGTATATTATATAAAAATATATAGTATAATATTATATAAATGCAAGAAATAAATGTATCAGAACCATGGTTCACTTATATTAAAAAAAATAAAAAAGTAATTGAAGGTCGATTAAATAAAGGGACATTTAGTAATTTAAAAAAAAATGATATTATTAAGTTCAAAAATAATGATGAGGAAGTTTTAGTTAAAATAATTAAAATAGTAAATTATAAAACATTTAGAGAATATTTAACTTTTGAAGGATTGAAAAGAACTTTACCATCAATAAAAACATTAGATGAAGGAATTGATATTTATTATCAATATTATACTAAAGAGAATGAGGAAAAATATGGTATACTAGCAATATATATAAAATTAATTAAATAATATAAAATTTCTTATATTATTATATATATATGCCAAAAATATTAACTCGAGATAGAAATATTAATGGTCCTATTAATATTATTAGATTAACAGATGGTCAAAAAGTTATATATGTAATTGGAGATATTCATCATAGAGATACTTCATGTAATATAATTAATAATGTTGATATTGATGATTTATTAGTTGAAGTTTTTAAAGAAGAAAAAGATACTAGGTATGATTTATTTATAGAATTAAATTTTGATGAAATTAAAAATTATCATTATCAATATATAAATAAAACTTATTCATATATACATAATATATTTAAACTAGCTGATGATAATTTTATATTTGAAAATAATAAAATATATAAATCTGAAGAAATGCCAAATGTACGTTTTCATTATTTTGATATAAGACAATCAATACCAGAATTTTGGTCAATATTTTATAAAACAAATGATTTAGAATATATGATTAAAAATCCAAATTATGATTATATTTTAAATATATTAGTAGATTTAATTCCTCAATTAAATAGATTTAATAATTATTTAGATTCAGACAAAAATAGATCAATTGAAAAAATAAAAAAAAAATATAATAATAATAAAATTCAAATGAAAATTGTTTTAATATATCATAAATATATTAAAACATATATAAGAAATACATTAGAATTAGCAAATGAAATAATAATATATATTAGAAAAAATTATGATAAATTTAATAATTTTATGACTGTAGAAGATAAATATGATATGAATAAAGTAATTTTTATAAATTTAAATAAAATATCAATATATTTAGGAGATATGCCTGTATATTTAACAGATATATATTTAATTAGAAGAATATTAGATAAAGATTATGTAAAAAATGGAATAATATATTGTGGTGCAAATCATATGTTAGATATAACATATTTTTTAGTAAAATATTTTAATTTTAAAATAACTCATAGAACATATTCTAATAAAAAAATAGATAATGGTTCAATTGAAAAATTAAATAATTATATTTATGGATTAAATTTAGATAACTTTGAAACATTAAATTTATTAAAATATTTATTTTTTAAATATAAACAATGTTCCCAATTATTATATTTTCCAGAAAATTTTAAATAATAACAACTAAAACTATTTAAAAATATATGTATAAAATAATTGAATTTTATACATTTTATATATAATTTTATATATTAAATAAAATGTCATTTAGAACGTTTATTATAGAAAATTATTCAGTTAATATTTCTTATGATAAGAAAATATTAGTAACATGTATTGATATGACTAATCATACAATATGGAAAAATAAATTTAATATAGATGATTTTAAAAATCCATCAGGATTAGATAATTACAGTTGGATAAATATTGATAAATATAATTTAGATGTTTTTAATTTAGATAATATATATGAATTTATGTGTAGAATATTTGAATTAAAAAAAAATATTTTATTAGATGTTCAAACAAATACTATTAGTGTAAATTCTGAAATTAATTTAATTTTAAAATCAGAAAATTTACAATTATTAATTGAAAATGAAACCTCATTATTATTACAAATTATTAATGAACAAAATACAATGATAAAATTAATGTCTAAAAATTTTAATCGTAAATTTAGTAAACTTATTAATAAAATAAATTATATAGAAAATAATTCAAATTCTCAATCTTCAAAATTACAAAAAGTTAATAATAAAATAAATAAATTAAGTTTTAATATAGATGAAATAAATTCAAAAATAGATGAAATATACTATAATGATAGTGATAGTGATAGTGATTCAGATGATTCGGACATTTCAAACAATTCTGACGATTCAAGCAATTTAGAAGAAGAAGAAGATGAAGATGAAGATGAAGATGATGACGATGACGATGATGACGATGACGATGATGACGATGACGATGATGATAAAAATATTATAGTTGTTGATGAAGATGCTGATAAAAAAATAATAACTAAAAGTTAATCATATATCATATATTATATAGAATAAAATAATCATCTAAAAATATTTATATTTTTTTATATAAAGAATGGATTTAAACCCACTTTAACGAATTTTTAAACTAAAATAAAGATTAAATAAATTCAAATAGTGTATTAAAAAAATACTAATTAATTTTGTCAAGATTATATGAAATACATAAAAAACATAAACATATAGTAACAGATTTATTTAATAATTTAAATTATTCTATATTTTTTCTTCATAATTTTTTCCATCTATACCACACATACTATCAAACTCTCTAGCAATAGAACAGTAATCACATTTTATGTCCGATTTATTACCAGTTATTAAATATAAATAATTGTCTTTTTCTTTTGGATAAAAAGAACATTTTGCATAAAAATAATCATTATTAATATTATGTATTATATATTTGCAATTAATACAAAATTTATTACTAATTATTAAAGAATTAGATAAGGTAAAAAATAAAATTATTGATAGTAAATACATTATAAATTATTATATTAATTAAACAATGATTAATTTATTCAATAATTTAATAAAATAAAAAATTGAATTTTATTATTACTATTTAATAATATACTATATTATTAAATGGCTATTGCAATATATCACAAAGCTGAAGCAAATAAAAAGTATGAAAGACAAAAAGATAATGCAAATATTAGATTATTTCAAGAAGATATCGCAACCAAAGGTTCAAAACGATTTTTTGTTTCTGATCCAAAAATTATTTATGATAAAATGATAAATAATAATAATAATCATTTTTATGAATTTTGGACAAAAAATATGAAAATTAATTTTGCTCTTGATTTAGATATGAAAGGTGTTTCATCTTATAACAAATCTATTAATATAGTAAAAGACAATATATTAAAAGTATGTCGAGGAATTAAAGAATATTATGATATTGATTATGATATTTCAAATATTATTGTTTTAGAATCAGATTCAAGATATTCAACAATTGAATCTAAAAAATATTCATATCATATTATTTTTAAAAAATTTACTTTTGAAAATCATCTAGTTGCAAAAGATTTTTATATTAAATTAAATACAGATTATAATATTCAATATTCAGATGTATCTATTTATAATTTATCATGTTTAAGATTATGTTATTCATCTAAAATATCAAAAAATGCAATTCTAGTTCCAATTGAATTAGAAATTAATAATATATCAACAATGACTGAAATTAATTCAGATTTAGATAATTATAATTTTTGGTTAAATACATTAATAACATCTACATCTTTAAATGATGATATTATTCATCAAAATCAAATGTTTAATAAAAAGATTGTTAAAGAAAAATTTGATTTAAATAAAAATGACATTAATATTAATTTAGAAGAAATATTATTTAAATTACCTAAAAGATATTATGATGATTATGAAACATGGTATAAAACAGGAATTATTTTACATTCATTAACATCTGAAAATACATCATATTATGATTTATGGGATAGATGGTCAAAACAATCTGATAAATATGATAGTAATATAATGGGAAAAACGTGGGAAAATTTTAATAAAAGAGAATATAAATTAACAATAGGAACATTAATTAAATGGGCTAGAGATGAAGGAATTTTTAATATTTTCAAAAATAATAAAAAAAATTTTATTGAGATTATTGGCGAATATCCTGAAAAACCTATTATTTTAAATGAAGATTCTAATACTATTAATCTTAATCTAAATAAATTAACTCCAGATATCTATCGACCAGTTTTACATAATAAATTAATATGTGTACAATCAGAAAAAGGGACAGGTAAAACGTCTAATTTATTTAAATGTTTATTTGATGAAAAATATGTTGATGATAATACATCAATATTATTTATATCATCCAGAAGAACATTTGGAGTTAAACTTTTAGGAGATTTAAAAGAGTATGGATTTCAATTATATTCAGATATTTCTCAAAGTGATATATCTGCTAATAGAATTATTTGTCAATTAGATTCATTAACTAGATTAGTTCTAGATACATATGATTATGTTATTATTGATGAATGTGAAAGTTTAGCAAGATATATGACATCTAGTCATTTTACAAAAAATACCAAATCTAATTTAATAGTATCATATTTAGAGATGAGAATTGCAGATGCAAATAAAGTAATAATTATGGATGCAGATTTATCAGATAGATGTATTATATATTATAAGAATATTATGAATATAACAGAAGATATTCAGATAATAGTAAATAGTTATAAACCATTTCAAGAGTATGAGATTATATCATTAACATATAATGATTGGATTAGGAAAATATTAGAAACTATTAAAGAAAATAAAAAGATAGCTATACCGATGGCATCTAATAATAAGGCAAAAGATTTAAAAGTTAAAATAGAACAAGATTTTCCAGATAAACAAATATTATTAATACATAAAGAAACAAATGATGAGGATAAAGTTAAGAATTTAATAAATGTAAATACAACATGGATAAATTATGATATTATTATTTATACACCATCAGTTTGTATGGGTGTATCATTTGATATTCCGGATGTATTTAATAATATATTTGGTTATGGATGTGAAAATTCTTTAGGGGCTCAAGAATTTTGTCAAATGCTTCATAGAATTAGAGAACCAATTGAGAAAAAAATATATTTAACTATGGGATTATTTAAAGAATATGATGCAGATGAAGATTATGTAACATATAATGATATTGAAAATATATTATGTTCCGATCATTATTTAACATATTATAATTTGCATAATAATTTAATACCAATTAAAATAAATAAAATAGACAATGATATTAAAATAAATTATCCATATAAAGATGATCCAAATTATGATTTATTTGTTAGAAATTGTTGGGAAAATATAGAAAATAAATTAAATTTTTCTGCATCATTTTATGGATATGCAAAATTTAAAAAATATAAGATGTCTCATCATATTTATGAAGAAAAATCAAAAGATATTTCGGATTCAATGAAAGAAATTAAAAATCTTAGAGAAGGTAAAGAAAAAGAAGTTAATATTCAAGGTATTCTCGAAGCTCCAGATATATCAAAAGAAGATTTTATTTCATTATTAAAAACAAAAGATGAATATTTAGATGATAAAGATATTCAAAAAATAGACAGATATCGTTTTAGGAATTGTTTTAAGATAGAAGAGGAGTTAACACATGAATTAATTGATGAATTTAATTCAAAAGAAAAGATGAAATGGTATTATAATTTAACAAATATATTATCATGTGAAGAACAGACAACTGAAGAAAAGTTAGAAATAATAAAGAATAAGATAATAAATGATAAATGGATTAATTCATGTTATTTAGATTTTACGAGTAAGAATATGTATACAAATCATTTATATACTTTAACTATTATAGAAAAATGTGGATATGATATAAATCAATGTATAATATTAGAATTAAATCAATTAGAAGAAAATATGAAGAAATGTATAGAATATATTGATGAGAATAAAAAAGAAATATCATATAAATTAGGATTAAAATTATTTAATAAAAAAATAATTGATATTGCATTTAAAGAACAATTAAAACTTGTTAATAATATTATTAATTTGCAATATGGTTTAAAAATTAAAAAAATAAATAAAAAAAATGATAGATATGAATTAATGGATGAAGGAGTATGGGAAAATTTACCAAAAGAAATTAAAATAGATGGAATTAAATTATATGATAAAGAAGATAATATTTTAACAAAACATTATGATATATCATTATTAGATATTATTGATGATGAATAATTACTATAAAAATGTATTTTTTACTATAAAATAAGTTATTTTACTATAAAATACATTTTTTATCTCATATATATATATATATATATATGAATCATAGAGATTATAAAAAATTTAAAAAATTTTATTTAACTGGTAGTAGTAATGAACTTACTATAAATAATAATTCAGTAGAGCCAATTACACAAGAAACAAGAATGGAATCTATAAAAACAGCATTTAGAATATTTGGAATAGATTTTTTAACAACAGATTTTTGTCCACAAGATTATAGAGATTATGCAAATTCAAATTTTAGACAACTTGCAAGAACTAGACATATATTCAGAAATGCTGCTCTGGGACGTTATTTACAAACTAATGAATTACAATATGTTCTTGAAATTAATTCGGCAAAAGACTTAATAAATGAGTTGACTGATGAAGAATTAAATAATTGTTTAAGCCATTATCATAATGCAGAATATAACAGGCATGCACACGGAAATGTAGAATATCACACTTTTATGACAGAATTTAATGCATATCTTGTTTACAGAAATATGTATTAAATTTTATCTACATAATAGAATTAAATATATAAAGATGGTAATGTAAAAATAAACATATTTCTAGAAAAAGAATATTTATTTAAATTTAGGTAAATTTATTATATTTGAATCATTTTTAATTTCATACTTGAATGTATTCTTTTTATTTAGTCTAATATTAACACCCATATATTGAATACTCGAAGGTTAAATTTAAAAACTTAGTTTTTAAAATCGACCAATATAAATTTTCTTTAATAAAATAATTATATATTATTTCAAAAATTTCATCTTTATACCATTTATTATATTTATTGTAAATAATGTTTTAATGATAAGGTTTATTATTGTCTGATTTTAAATTTTTTTCAGTAAAAATTAATTTATAAAAAACTTTGTTTTTTATAAATGTCCCAATTATTATAATGATATAGCATTATAATAAAACATTTAATATAATAATGAAACTATATTTATTTTCTACAATATGTAAAATTCTGAAATGTTTATCTTTCATATTTATTTTAACAACAATCTTAATATGAAAGATAAACTAATTATTATTTAATTAATATGCATTAAAATTTATTAGTTATTAGTTGGACTAAGATATGTATTAAAATTTAATACAAAATTATTATAATCATTTATATTTGGTGGTTTTTTCTTATAGTATTTTTCGAAATATAGTAAAACGTCATATAGTTCATTTTTACTCAAGTTACGAATTAAATCATTTGCTGCATGTATATTATGTACAATTTGCAAATCATCATTATTTAAATGTTTTCCAAGTTGAGCATCTCGTAATATTTGGTTAGTTTTTGTTAATTGTCTTAATTTAGATCCTGCATATTTTATATAATCTTTTGGTGTAAATGTAATTATTAAATAATCAATACCCAATGTTTTAAAAGAAGATCTTATTTCATCTCTTCTTTTTTTTATAATTTTTTCTGTTGGAATTATATCATTATAAATTGAAATATCATTACATAAATTATTAGTACTTTTAGAATTTAGATAAAAATTTTTAAATTTGTTATAATCTTTATTATTCATATATATATAAGAAAAGAATATATATTTTTATATATTATTTTATAACTATAATATTTTTATAATAATAAAAATAATTAAAACAATTGTGTAAAAATTGAAATAATTTTATTTTATATATATATTTAATAAATATATATAAAATAAAATGTCTATTCCATTAGATAATATTAATATATCTTTTATTGGTACTGTATCTACTGGAAAATCTACTTTATTAAATACTATTTTTTTAGAAAAAATAACACAATGTAATATTAAAAGAGCTACTATGGTTCCAAATATTTTTATTGAAAATAATTATAATGATATATCATATGAAAACATATATGAAAAAATAGAAAAAACAAATTTTGAATTAATACAGAATTCAGAAAATGGATTAATAAATAATGAAAATTATAATGAATTAATATTTAATGTTGGTAAATTAGATATTAATATAGTAGATGATGTTTTAGTAAATGTTTATGATATCCCAGGATTAAATGATATTAGAACAAAAAAGTTATATTATGAATATTTAAAAACAAATTTTTATAAATTCAATTTAATTATTTTTATAGTTGATATAAATTCTGGATTAAATACATCAGATGAATCAGATATACTTAAATTTATAATTGAAAATACAATAAAACATTTAGAAGCAAATAATAAAAAAATTTATACAATGGTTATTGTAAATAAAGCTGACAATATGCAACTAAATGAAAATGATAGATTAATTTTATCTGGTGAATTATTAGATATGTTTGAACAAGTTGAAAAGACAATTAATTTAGAATTTGAAAAAAACAATTTACAAGAACATTTAATTGATATAATACCATTATGTGGAATAGATGCATATTTATATAGAATGATTAAAAAATTTGGTAGAAATTATATTTTAACCCTTGAAGATATTTTAAAGATTGGGATTAATGAAATGGGAAAAAAATTTTGTAAATTATCATTTGATGAACAAAAGAGTAAAGTATATGATATATTAGGAGATAGTGAATTTATAGAAACAATGATTAAATTATCAGGATTTGGAAATTTTAATAATAAATTATCCAATTTTTTAAATAAAAATTCAAAAATAATTAGAATAGATAATTTATTATTTGAATTAAAAAATTATGATGATATAAATAATTTTTATGATTTATATTATACAATATATCCTGATGATTTTAATAAATTAATAAAAAAACATTTTATTATTTATAATATGATTAAAAATATTGATGAATCAATATATGAAAATAAAATTCAGAATATTCTTAAAAGATTATTCAATTCTTTACAAGAAAAATTTAAACGATATAAATATAATGATATTTCTACATTAATAGAAAAATATTCAAAATTAGAAGAAAATATATTAAAAGAATATTTCCAAGATTTTTATGATCCATCAATTCATGCTAAAATTTTAAAAAATTATATTTATGATTTAATCATTGAAAAATATACAACGGGTTCAATTATAAAAATAACTGATATTATGAAAGATTTTGAAATTATAAATTTAATAGATATTTATACAAAAGAAAATATTGCAAGATTAATAGATGTTATAATTATAAATAATGAATTAATATATAAATATAATAATGAATATGATGAAAATGATTTAATTGAAATATTTGATAATTTAGAAACATTAAGAGTTAATTTAGAAGAGTTTTTACGTTATATAAATTTACATCGTATTAGAGATAATTTAATTGAACAAAATCATGATTTATTATTTATAAAAAAAATGTTATATAATAAATATAATGAAATACCATTAGAAACAATATTAGGTTTAATGATAGATATTAATAAAGTTGATGCAAAAACAATTATTCAAGGTTTAAAAGATATTGTTTTAATAAATTGTGATGTAAATATAGATATATATTATTTAAAATATATTCAACAATTTATTGATGTATAAATTTATTTTATTTCATCAATTAACTCATAGACCATTTTTTCATATGGATGTTCGTAATAAGGAGTATTTATTGGTTCAAATTTTACTTGTAATATATTTATTGGATTTTCATTAAGATATTCAGATTTATAAATTTTATTATCTTTATCTTTATATAACCATTGATCTAAATCAGGATTAGATCTAATTTTATTATTATTTTTAATTAATGAATATTTAGTAAAATTATTTTCTTTTAGATAAATTTCTATATCTTTTGGATATAGCCTTTGATATATATGTAATTTTTCATGGATTAAAGTAGTATAAAGATTATTATTAATAATGTTTTTAGGAATAATAATATATATAGATCTAGTATGAGGAAGACCATATTCATATTGATTACCAATTATTTTAATAATATTCCAAGGTATATTAAGTAATTTTTCATTATTAATCCATGATTTATTTAATTGAGAACATATTTTATCTGCATGTGATATATTATTATTAATAATATTAATTTCTTCAGGAGTAAAATCTTGTAATGAATTTTTTATTTTAATATTATATTCATCTATTGAATTTATTTTTCTAGCAATCATATCATATTTATTAAAATTTAATAGATAATTATCAATACTAGTTAAAATATTATAACTTTCTGTTATTGAAATATAATTAATATTAGAAAAATGTTCATTTATTAAATTTATTTTATAATAGATATAAATAAATATAATTGTTAATAATATTAAAAAAAACATGTTATTATATAATAATATTAATTTATAAATAAAAAAATTATATATATATATATATATATATATTATATTATATGACAACAAAATCTAGAAATTCAGAAAATAAATTTGTAAAAAGTATAAATGTTAATAAAGCTATTTATTATCATTTTTTAGATGGTTATTTAAATTCGGATGTTGGTGATACCAATGAAAATATTAAAAATTTTATAATAAATAATAATATTGTGTCTAATGATATTTATATGGTTGATATTAATAATAATCGTATTATATATCAAAATATAAATTATAAAAAATTAGATTCTGGATCAATTACAATAGATTTTGATGATATAGATAATATAAAAAAAGATAATGAAACTATACAATTATATAAAAAAATTTTTAAATATGCTTTTGTTAATGTTACTTATGATAATCATGCAACATCTATATTAATATTTGAAAAAGAAAATAAAATATATTTATTATTATTTAATTCAGGTTTAGGTATTGATTTTCATGATTTTATCATAAATAATAATAATAATAATATTAAATATTATTTACCTTATATTGGTTTTATTATTTTTGATGATGAATCTACAGTTGAGAACTATAAAATAGCAATATCTAAAATTTTCAGTATATTATCTATTATTATATTATATCAAAGATTAGAATCTTTTAGTTCTTTTTTAGAAGAACATTATATTGATGATGAAATGGAAATTAAAAAGAAATTTATTAATTTAAATAAATATACAAGTATTTTAAAACAATTAATTGATTTAATTAAACCTAATTGTGATGAAAATTTTATTATGATTAATAATGAAAATTATACTATAAATGATTTAATTCGTTGCGATGATATAATAACAAAAACATATATTAAAAATAATAAAATTATTAGTGAATTAAATATTAAAAATTTAATAGAATGTGAAACATTTAATTCAACTAAAAATTATTATCAATTAATATCTGATATTTTAAAAAACTCTCAATTAGAAAAATTTAATATACAAAATTTAGGATTAACTAGTTATTTATCATTAAATAGAGAAACAGAAAATTTAAATATATATAAAGATGATAATAATAAAATAATAGATAAAGTTATTAATAAACAAATATTACATTTATTTGATAATAATTTATATATTTTACCACAAAAGAGTGGTTCATGTTCTTGGTTTTCAAAATATTGGTTAATTATATTTTATGATATTTTTAATAATAATGATATAGAGAATTATATTAAAAAAATAAAATATATAAATAATATTTGTTATAATTTAGTTACTAATATTTTTACAAATAATAATTTTAGTATTATATTAAGTAAAGATTATACATTATTTGTTTATATGAAACAATTGTGTAGTAAATTAATTGATATTAAATTATTAGATAATAATACATTAGAAGACACTAATAACATTATATATAAAACATCGTTTGATTTTAATATAATAGATATTAAAAATGATAATATAAAAATAAAAAAAAATTATTTATTTAATTTTGAAGATATTTTAATAAATATAAATCAAATTATTCAAAATAATATATTAATTACTAAATATAAAGAATTAGAATATATAATTCATTTTTATAGTATTTATAATAATCATGATAGATATAACAATATGATTTTTTTTTCTTATTATATATATAATGAGGAAAATAAGAAAAGTCAATCATATTTTTCAGATACTATTAAAGAAATAGATATTGATATTGATACAATGTGTAATACGATATATGATTTAATCTATAATCAATTAAATCCAGTAGAACAATCAGAAGCTTTTTCATCTTCATCTTCATCTTCATCTTCATCTTCATCTTCATCTTCATCTTCATCTTCATCTTCATCTTCATCTTCATCTTCATCTTCATCTTCATCTTCATCTTCATCTTCATCTTCATCTTCATCTTCATCT